GGTAGTTCTCTTACTGTAAAAGATAAGAAGAACGATACTGCAAACAACTATTCTCTTGATGTTGCTACTGATGGTGAAGGTGAGTTTAACTTCTTCTTCAAAGTAGAAAACATGAAACTGCTTGATGGTACTTATGATGTAGAGATTTCATCTAAGAACATCAGTCACTATACAAATAAAAGTTCTCCAGTAGAATACTGGATAGCACTTGAGCCCGAATCAACTTACAAAGTTTAATTTAGGAAATTTATATTATGGAAACTTTTTTGTGGGTGGAGAAATACCGCCCGTCTACTATTCGTGACTGCATCTTACCAGATGATCTAAAGAAAACATTTACTGAATTTGTCAATGACAAACATATACCAAACTTAATTTTGTCTGGCGGCCCAGGCGTAGGTAAAACTACTGTCGCCAAAGCCATGCTTGAGGAAATAGGTGCAACGTATATGATGATAAATGGTTCTGAGGAATCTGGTATTGATGTGTTACGAACTAAAATTAAAAACTTTGCATCCACAGTTTCACTTGAAGGTGGGCGTAAATACATTATCTTAGATGAGGCAGATTATCTAAATGCTCAATCTACTCAACCAGCTTTGCGTGGTTTCATGGAAGAGTTCCATAAGAATTGTGGATTTATTCTAACTTGTAATTACAAAAACAGATTGATACCACCACTACATTCTCGTTGTAGTGTTGTAGATTTTATCATCCCAAAAGATCAGAAACCTAAACTTGCACAAGAGTTTTTTGCAAGAGTTCAAACTGTTCTTACTAAAGAAGATGTTAAGTTTGATCCAAAGGCTGTTGCTGAACTTCTAAATAAGTTCTTTCCAGACTGGCGTAGAGTGTTGAATGAACTTCAAAGGTATGCTGCATCTGGTATTATAGATGCTGGTATCTTGGTAAATATATCTGATTCAAATATAAATGAACTAATGCATTCTCTAAAACAGAAGGAGTTTACAAATGTCCGTAAGTGGATTGTACAAAATCTTGATAACGATCCTGTACGCATTTTTCGACGCTTGTACGATAATTTGTACGATTGTGTTGATGGTTCTACTATCCCTCATGTTGTAGTTATAATTGCAGACTATTCATATAAGTCAGCATTTGTTGCAGATCAAGAGATTAATCTTTTGGCTTGTATGACTGAGATTATGGGTCAAGCGAAGTTCAAATGACCTATGAACTCAAAGACTACTTAAATGCAATCAACCATGAAAAGAAGAACCTCATGGACACAGACGATGAAATGTGGGAAAAGAAATATCCACCTTTCATCGTAAACAAATGTCTGGCACCATTTCCAGATACCATCATGCTTGTAAATGAGATGAATGTTAACTCTCATTTAGATCATAAGTTACAATTTGACTTTTTCCTAAATAGTATCAGATCACGGAAAAGGTTTACACCGTGGATGAAGGCGAACAAAGTAACAAATCTAGAGTATGTTAAAGAGTATTTTGGATACTCAAATGAAAAGGCAAAGTCTGCCCTTAATGTACTTGATGATGATCAGATAAAGGCTATCAAAAATAGCTTGAATAAAGGTGGTAAAAATGGAAAACATTAATTGGACACAAGACCATATGCTTGAAGTTGTTCTGAAAGAACCAGACGATTTTTTAAAGATACGAGAAACACTTTCTCGTATCGGAGTTGCATCAAGAAAAGAAAAGAAACTATATCAATCCTGTCATATATTACATAAGCAGGGTAAATACTTTATTGTGCATTTTAAAGAATTATTTGCGCTAGATGGTAAAAATACTAACTTATCAGAAAATGATATCGCTAGACGAAATAGGATTTCTACTCTATTAGCTGATTGGGGTTTAGTCGAGATAACAGGTAAAACTGAACCGATAGCTCCACTTAGTCAAATTAAAATAATTTCATTCAAAGAAAAGAGTGATTGGATTCTGGAAACTAAATACAACATAGGTAAAAAACGAGAGGTCTAGTTTTTACAAAAAAAGTGAGATATAATATGAATTATGCAGTGATGATTGAACCATTTGAATTTGAAGGATATCAATATGTTCGTAATACAAATTCTACTGGGGGTTGGGATATGTATAGTAAAATAAAATCTTTTAATACAAAAGAAGATGCAAAAAAAGAAGCTAAAAAATGGAATACTGGGATAGTGGTAAATATGGAGGAAAACCTTAAATGAATATGAGTACACAATTAGTAAAGGCAGCAAGAATGCATGCCGAAGGTGAACTAGAAAGAGCTAAGACAAACATCATGGTTTATATGAATCAGAGTGTCGGTATTGGTGAACATAGTGATATTGTTGAAGCTATTCAAGAAGAACTTGATAAGATTGCCATGGCAGAAGATCGTATAGAAATGCTTAATAAACATTTTACAGTGTTAACTCCTGCACAAGCTAAAGAGTTGTTACAAGAAGATGATGGGTCACAATTTAATATTAATTTTAATGTAGAGGATAATGAATAAAATACTTGACATCTAACCAGAACTGTGATATATTTATATTATGAATTATTATACAAATATTGTCCAATGGGGCAATTCCCTTTTACTTAGGGAAGTAGTGAATGGCGAACGTATTAATCGAAGGGTTAAGTATTCGCCAACACTTTACGCACCTGTTGCACAACCTACAGAGTGGAAAACTCTTGATGGTAAGTATGTAACACCTATCAAACACAATACGATCAAGGAAGCTAAAGCTTGGGTTGAGCAATATAAAAATCAATCTAATTTGGTTTATGGTAACAATCAATATCATTATTGCTATCTTGCTGATCAGTATCCTAAAACTGTAAATTGGGATATTGATAATATCCTAGTTGTTACTATTGATATTGAGGTTGCTTGTGAGAATGGATTTCCAAGTCCAGAAAAGGCAGAAGAGCCATTATTATCAATCACAGTAAAGAACCACCAAAACAAAAAGTTTGTTGTCTGGGGTGTTGGTAAGTTTGAGAACACTCGCGAGGACGTAACTTATGTCGAGTGTGAAAGTGAACTTCATCTTATCCAAGAGTTTCTTGTTTTTTGGGAAAGGCATCAGCCTGACATTATCACAGGTTGGAATACAGAATTTTTTGATATTCCTTACTTGTGTAATCGTATTTCTAAACTTTGTGGTGAAGATGAAATAAAGAGACTATCTCCTTGGAGAAATGTAATGTCTCGCGAAGTATTTCAGATGGGTAGAAAACACCAAGTGTATGAGATACAGGGTATCGCTCACCTAGATTATTTTGATCTATATCGTAAGTTTACATATACCAACCAAGAATCATATCGACTTGATCATATTGCATTTGTTGAACTTGGTGAAAATAAAGATGGTAATCCATTTGACACATTCAGTGAGTGGTATCAAAAAGACTTCCAATCTTTCATTGAATACAACATCATGGATGTTGAGATTGTTGATCGCTTAGAAGACAAGATGAAGTTGATTGAACTTTGTTTGACAATGGCGTATGAAGCCAAAGTAAACTATATGGATGTTCTTGGTTCTGTTAAGTATTGGGATATACTCATTTACAATTACTTGCGTGGTAAGAATATTGTGATCCCACAAAAGAAGCATAGTGCCAAGTCAGAGAAGTTTGAGGGTGCGTATGTGAAAGACCCGCAAGTAGGTATGCACAAGTGGGTCATGTCTTTTGATTTAAATTCTCTATATCCACACTTAATTATGCAATATAATATTTCACCAGAAACACTTGTAGGTCAAGAAAAAGTAAAAGGTATGTCTGTAGACAAACTACTTGACAAGAAGGTAGACACATCAATATTAAAAGATGTTACACTAACACCTAATGGTGCTTTGTTTAAAACCACTAAAAGGGGGTTTCTGCCAGAGATCATGCAATCAATGTATGATGATCGTGTGAAGTATAAGAAACTAACTTTACAGGCGAAACAAGATTATGAAAACACTAAAGACCCTAAACTACTCAAAGATATTTCCAAGTATAATAATATCCAACTTGCTAAAAAGATTTCTCTCAATTCTGCATATGGTGCTATTGGTAATAACTGGTTCCGCTATTACGATTTACTGGTTGCTGAAGCAATTACTACTTCTGGTCAATTATCTATTCGTTGGATTGAACGTAGTCTTAACAAATACCTTAACGAACTGCTGGAAACTAATAATGAAGACTACGTTATCGCGTCAGATACGGATTCAGTCTACATTACTTTTGACAGATTGGTTAATAAAGTGTTTGAAGAAGGAACGGATACTGCGAAGATTGTCGCCTTCATGGACACAATCGCTAGGGATAAGATTGAACCGTTTATTGATCAGAGTTATCAAGATTTGGCTAAGTATGTAAATGCATATGAACAGAAGATGCAGATGGCTCGTGAGGCAATTGCAGACAAGGGTATCTGGACTGCAAAGAAACGATACATTCTAAATGTCTGGGATATGGAAGGTGTCAAGTATAAAGAGGCACAACTCAAGATTATGGGTATCGAGGCAGTTAAGTCTAGTACTCCTGCACCATGTCGAGCCAAGATTAAAGAAGGTCTTAAAATCATTATGAATGGTGATGAGAAAGAACTGAATACTTTTATTCAAGATTTTCGTGAAGAGTTTATGAACCTTCCACCAGAAGATATTGCTTATCCGCGGTCTGTAAATGGTCTTACAAAGTTTAGTGATCCAAATCAAATGTTTGGTAAGGGTGCACCCATACACTGTAAGGGAGCCATCTTGTACAATCACTTGGTAAAGAAGAACAAGCTTGGTAGGAAATATCCTTATATTCAAGAGGGCGATAAGATTAAGTTCTTACACTTACGTGCACCAAACATTTATCAGTGTACATCTATTTCTTTTATGACACAACTTCCAAAAGAATTAGACTTTCACAAACTAATCAATTATGATATGCAGTTTGAGAAATCTTTTGTTGAACCACTCAATGTCATTATCGAGAAGATTAACTGGTTGGTGGATAGGAGTTATGGCACACAAGGTAGTTTAGAAGATTTCTTTGTATGATTGACAAACTACTAGAGAATGAAATCAGTAAGGTATCTGATTCTGACAAATGTGCAGTGTTACTGAGTGGGGGTGTAGACTCCATTTCAGTAGCATTTGCTGCACAAAGACTTGGTAAAACAATACACGCATATAGTTTCTGTTTAGATACACATGAGTCATATGACTACATGAAGGCTAAAGAGATTGCTGAAATATGTAAGTGGGAATTTACAGGTATCAAAGTTCCAACTAATAATCTAGTTGAAGATTTCCATAGACTAGTAAAATTAGATTGTAGAAAGAAAACACACTTTGAGTGTGTATATCCATTTCTATATGTATATCCAGAGATTAAAGAAACAGAAGTTTTATCTGGCTGGGCAGCTGATGGGTATTACGGTATCAGTAAAAAAGCAATGATGCATTTCAAACACACACAAGAATTGTTTGACAAGTTTAGAGATAACTACTTTAGGCCTGATATGTGTGCTGGTTACAACTGGCATAAGAATGTTGCAGATATGCATAGTAAAAAGTTCATTACACCATACTTAACTGATAGTGTCAAGAACTTTTTCTATAGTAAAAGTTGGGATGAACTGAATAAACCTTCTCAAAAGCATCATGTGAGAGATGCATTCGATGAATTTAAATTAATAGGAAATGTAAAAAAACACTTGAACTTACAGATAGATTGTGGTATAATAGAGTTATTCGAATCATTGATAGATGACCCGCAAGTAAACTTTAAGAATAGAAAAAGAATAATGGATATATGTAGAGATTGGCACGTGCTAAATAGTACGAATACTTTAGAGGAGTTTTTCGTATGAAATATCAAAAATACAATTTACAAGATGTGTATGATGCTTCGGCACGGGTAACAGTGGCCTCAGCCAGTTGCCGGCGAGCCTGGCGCTTATGACTGTTAGGCACTTCC